GCCACATCAGCGACTTTGACAGTCGATTCAACGATCAATACATATCAGACACTCGATGGAAAAAGTTATTTCACGACAGATACGCAAGGCACATTTGCTGTTGAAATGCTTGCCGATTGGGGAGCAGCGGGATCGCTTTGTGAGGAACTTTGGACAGCTGCAACAAGCGCGCCAAATACTGGCTTGTCTGTAATCTTTGGCGCAGATTCAGGAGCTTCATTTGCTTTTGATGTTCAGCCAATTCTGCCATCAGCTGGAGGAACAGCACCAGATGCACAAACTGTTTCATTAGCATTTACCTGTGTTACAACACCAATTCTGACAATCAGCTAACAAAGGAGATCGGGAGCATGAAACTAGCAATCACGATTGAATTCACAACTGGGGAGAGCGCAACCTATACCGCGCTCCCACCAGAGTGGATGAAATGGGAACAGAAAACCGGAAACACAATTCAGCAAGTATCTGAGAAATTGGGCATTGCAGATTTGATGTTTTTGGCGTACCACGCAATGAAGCGCGAATCGGCTGGAAAGCCTGTGAAGCCTTTTGAGGTTTGGTGCGAGACTGTAACTGACATAAACATGGGAGAAACCGAAAACCCAAAAGTTACGAATCCGGATCAATAAACCGGATTATTTGGGAATTGGCCATCACCACGGGATTGTCACGATCAGAGTTTCAAACCGCTGAGGACATTTTAACTGTTTTCGAGATTCTAAGGACAAGAGATGGCAACTGAGACAATCACCTATGACAAGGCTGATTTGCGCGGAATCATCAAAGCTTTCAAAGCTATGGATGAGCAAGCCGTTGCCGAAGCAAAAGGCGTTTCAAATGGCTTGGCTACTTATTTGCAATCAAAAGTTATTGCCGCAGCTGGAGGCCGCCCAAATAAAGCCGCAATACGCATTGCACAAGGATCGCGTGTAAGTAAGTCATCAAAGATTGGTGAAATCAGCTTTGGTTTTGTATCCCAAAAATTCAGCGGTGGCGGTACAACTCAGCAGCTTTGGGGCGGTTACGAATTTGGATCAACCAAATTCAAGCAATTCCCAATTTGGTCAGGCCGTGGGCCTCGCGGTGGATCGGCTGGATACTTTATCTATCCAACATTGCGAGCCGAACAGCCACACATCATCAATCAATGGGAAAATGCATTTACTAAGATTTTGAAGGAGTGGTGATGGCTGGTCAAAGTAGAACACTCAAGCTCTCGATTCTCGGTGACATCGACCAGCTTAAAAAAAGCCTCACCAGCGGATCAAACGAAGTTCAAGGTTTTGGCAACAAACTCGGTGATTTTAGCAAAAAGGCTGGTTTGGCTTTTGCCGCAGCTGGTGCTGCCGCAGCTGCTTATGCAGGCAAATTGCTCATTGATGGTGTTAAGTCTGCAATTGAGGATGAGGCTGCTCAAGCAAAATTGGCAACAACTTTGCAAAATGTTACAGGTGCAACAAATGCTCAAATTGCAGCTGTTGAGGATTACATAACCCAAACCGCATTGGCCAATGGTGTAACCGATGATCAACTAAGGCCATCGCTGGATCGGTTGCTTAGAGCCACAAATGATGTTGCCGAGGCACAAAGACTCCAGACACTAGCCTTAGACATCGCAGCCGGTACGGGCAAGGATTTGGGTGCTGTTTCTGAAGCATTGGGTAAAGCTTACGATGGCAACCTAGGCGCACTCAAGCGTTTGGGTGTAGGCATCGATGATTCAATTATTAAATCAAAGAATTTTGATGCTGCCGCAGCTGCACTTTCAAAGACTTTTGAAGGTCAAGCATCAAAGCAAGCTGAGACATTTCAAGGCAAAATGGCACGGCTTACTGTGGCATTTGATGAGGCCAAAGAAACTGTCGGATCGTATGTACTCGATGCGCTGACACCATTGGTCAGCAATTTTGTGGACAAAGGCATCCCAGCAATTCAAGATTTTGCCGGCAATTTGAGCAAAACATTGGGGCCAGCCTTTACTCAGATACTCAAAGTAGTTCGCGATGATGTTTTGCCAATTATCAAAGCTTGGTATGGCTTTATCGCTGACACGATTGTTCCAGCTCTTTCAGCTATTATCGGGCCGGCTTTTCAAGGTTTAGTCAGCGCATTTACCAAAATCAAAAATGCTGTTGTGGACAATAGTGATGAATTAAAGCCATTGCTAGGTTTGTTCAAATCAATCGCCAATTTTATAAAAGAGGATTTGGCACCAATTCTAGGCGGTGCTTTCAAATTAGCATTGTCAGCAATCGGAACAATTGTTGCTGGCTTAGTGACAGGTTTTTCAAAACTTGTTGGGTTTATTACTAGCACAGTCAATAAGATCAAAGAATTTGTGAATTTTGTAAAGGATAACCCGGTTACGCGCTTTTTCTTTGGCGATTCAAATGATAAGTCGCTTAAAGCTGGTGTCGGATTTGATGCTGGCACACCGGTCGAATCACCGGGATTTGGCGTAGGCAATGGATTTATGCCATCGGGTGCATCACCCACATTTACAGGCGCACCTGTTGAGGCTTATTCACCAGCCATGCAAGCTGCAATTTTAAGGCGTGAGGAATTAAAGGCAGAAACCGAGCGATTGAGAGCTGCACGGGAGGCAGCCGCAGCTGCCAGATCAGCGGCCACCGGTGGGCTTTCAACAGCTGATCGCATCACAATCAATGTGAGCGGTGCCATCGATCCAGAAGGCACGGCACGCACCATCGTGGATACACTCAACAATTCATTTTATCGAGGCACAAATGGCGCGAGCGGATTGCAATTCGCATGAGCATTTTCAATCCCGTTTGGCGCGTGACCATTGGCGGTGTGCAATACCAGACAGCCATTTTGGCAAATCTGACCATCACCAGCGGTCGCACAAACATTTATGAGCAGGCGCAGGCTGGATACATAAATTTAGAAATTATCAATCTAGATCAATCCAATGTGCCAATTGAGATCAATGATTCACTTACCATCGAGCTGCAAGATTCAACAGCTACATTTGTGCCAATTTTTGGCGGATCTGTCGTTGAGGTAGGAATTGCTGTGGCGGAGGTCGGCAACATTGATTATGCACAACGCATCAAAATCATTGCTTTGGGAGCTTTGGCGAGATTGCCAAAAGCATTGACAAATGGCGTGCTTTCAAAAGATTTTGATGGTGAGCAAATCTATGATGTTTTGTACCAAGTTTTGTTTGATTCGTGGCAAGAGGTTCCGGCAGCTTTACAATGGAATACTTACAATCCAACAACAACATGGGCAAATGCTCAAAATTCTGGATTGGGTGAAATTGATCGCCCAGGCAATTATGAGCTGGCCGCTAGATCATCGAATCGCACAGATGTTTATTCATTGGTCTCAGCTTTGGCAACATCGGGATTGGGCTACATTTACGAAAACGCACAAGGCCAAATCGGGTATGCAGACAGTACTCATCGAACCAATTATTTGGCTACAAATGGGTATGTTGAACTCACGGCCAATCATGCAATTGCACCGGGTTTAAGCATCCAGCAACGGGCAGGTGATGTGCGAAATTCAATCACGCTGAAATACGGTGCCACATCATCATCAGAAAAGTCGGCCAAAGATACGGCCTCAATTGGCCTTTATGGTGAATTGGCTCAAATCATCAGCACCACATTGCACAATGCGGCTGATGCTCAAGATCAAGCTGATTTTTATTTGACTTTGAGAGCGTATCCAGAATTCAATTTTAACAACATCACATTTGAGCTGACCAATCCAGAGCTTGATGATTCGGATCGAGATGCCTTGATTGGGGTTTTCATGGGTATGCCGGTCGAAATTAGTGACCTCCCATTGAACATGAATTCGGGCGATTATCTGGGTTTCGTTGAAGGCTGGACATTTTCGGCCCGATACAATCAGGTCAGCATTTCAATGATTCTTTCACCGATCAGCTTTTCATTGCAGGCAATGCGCTGGAACGATGTGCCGGTGGTGGAATTATGGAACACAGTCAATCCAACTTTGGATTGGATCGATGCCACAATTGTGGCGTAAGGAGAAAAATGAGCAATCCAACAAGCAATTTCGGATGGCAGATGCCCACGAACACAGATTTGGTCTCCCAGCTCCCGGCCGATTTTGAGGTATTTGGGCAAGCTGTCGATACATCATTGGCAGAGCTGAAAGGCGGTACCACCGCTCAAGTTTTGGCCAAAACATCAGCAACGGACATGGATTTTACATGGACAACATTGCCACCAAGCGGCAAAATTTTGCAGGTTGTTCACTACAATTCTTTTACATTGACAACAACCTCATCAACAACCTATGCGACAACCGGCATTGTTGGATCGATTACGCCAAGCAAAACCACAAGCAAGGTTTTGGTCATGGTCAAAATTCCATGGCAATACTTAAGCGGCTCATCAACTGTTGGTTTCAACACTCGTTTGTATCGTGGCGGATCAAACATTTCACAATTAGATCAGGAAGCAGCTCGAAATGGTGGAATTGCCAGCGGTCTCAATGGATCATCGACTCATTTGTACCTTGATTCACCATCATCAACATCATCGGTGACTTATGAAATTTTTGGTGCTGTAGCTGGTACAAGTGCCAATGCCTATTGGGGAGGCCAAGGTCAGCCAGCTGCACTCGTACTTATGGAGGTTGGAGCATAATGATTAAAGGACACGATGTATTGCAAATGCTTATCCCATCCGGTGGGTGGGTTATCGCTGGAGATGATTACGACACAATCCAATTTTTGGAATGTGAACCAATTACCAAAGCGGAATTTGAAGCCGGTTTTGCTGTCGCTGATGCATGGCGAGCAGATCAAGAAGCTGCCAAAGCAGCTGAAAAATCTGCATTGCTGGCAAAATTAGGCATCACAGCTGATGAAGCAAGATTGTTGCTTTTATGACTTTTCCACAAGGCACATTGCCTCGTTTGATTCAGGTTGCACTCGCTGAGGTGGGTACGGCTGAAACAGGCAACAATGAGACCAAGTACGGCAAATTCATGAAAGCCGACAAGCTCCCATGGTGTGGATCATTTCTGAATTGGTGCGCCCATCAAGCTGGTGTCAAAGTGCCAAATGTGGTCAGCACACGAGCTGGAGCCGAGGCATTTCAGAAAGCCAAGCAATGGCACACAACACCAAAGATTGGTGATTTTGTTTTCTTTGATTTCATCATCGATGACAAAACCACGATCAATCACATTGGCTTGGTGATTCGTGCATCAGAAAAACAAATTGTGACCATTGAAGGAAACACATCGGGTGCTGGTGATCAGCGCAATGGTGGGGAAGTCATGGTGAAATCAAGAGCTTTGGGAGCACGCTCATTTGTTGTCGGTTATGGCCGACCAGCTTATGAGCCATTTTCCGGTGATTTACCGGATCGACCAAAAGGAGAGAAATGATGGATCAAGCAAAAGCAATTGC